ATCACGTGTACAGGCGTTGCGTTATCGCAATACCTCTCGTGACATGCGTAATGGTGACGTCCAGATGGTACGTCAGGGCAAGATCTCACAGGTCTACCCTAACTTCTTCCCAGATGGTATTGACCAGAACGTAGTCGCCAACTTTATTGACGTTGTCGCACGTGACCTTGCGGAAATGATTGCACCACTGCCGGCTATTAACTGCTCGGCTGTAAACCAAACCTCAGACCGTGCTCGTATCTTTGCAGATAAGCGTACCCGCATTGCGTCTAACTACTTCCGTCTTTCTGAGCTGGAAGTTAACATGTTCAATGGTGCGGACATGTTCGTTACATATGGATTCCTCCCTTTCATTATTGAACTGGACGAGGAAGCAAAGCTGCCACGCATACGCCTAGAAAATCCAGTCGGAGCTTATCCGGAATTTGATCGCTACGGACGTTGCATAGCCTTTGTCAAGCGTTACTCAATGACGCTAGGAGAACTGGTCGCACAGTTCCCTGATTACGAACGCCAGATCCTTGGACCTGAGGGGTACAAGCAAGACCTTAATGGCATGATCGAAATGATCCGCTATTACGACAAAGATCAAAGCGTTATTTACTTACCATCTCGTACGAACTTTGTACTCAGCCAAGCACCTAACCCACTGGGTAAGATGATGGTTGTCATTGCAAAGCGTCCAAGCCCAGATGGTGAGCTACGTGGGCAGTTCGATGATGTGCTAGGCATTCAGTTGCTGCGCAACCGATTTGCTCTGATGGCTATGGAAGCCGCAGAGAAGTCCGTTCAAGCACCAATCGTTCTACCTAACGATGTACAAGAATTGCAGCTTGGTGGAGATGCGGTTATCCGCACAGCCAACCCACAAGGCGTACGCCGCGTGGCTTTGGAAATCCCACAGGGTGCATTCAATGAACAACAAATCCTTAATGATGAATTACGTGTAGGTGCTCGTTACCCAGAATCACGTACAGGAAACATGAAGGCTTCTATCGTAACTGGTGCCGGAGTTGAAGCCCTAATGGGCGCCTTCGACAGCCAGATCAAATCTGCACAATCAATATTTACAACAGCATTGCGGGACGTTATTTCGCTTTGCTTCGAAGTAGATGAGAAGATATTCAATGTCGAGAAAACTATTCGTGGTACCGATGCAGGTTCTCCTTATGCCATCACCTATACGCCATCGAAGGATATTAAAGGCGATTACTCGGCGGACGTGCGGTACGGCATGCTGGCTGGTCTCAACCCGGCGCAGGGATTAATCTTTATGCTTCAAGCCCTTGGCGGAAAACTAATCTCCAAGGACATGGCAATGAGAGAAATGCCTTTCAATGTCAACGTAACATTAGAACAAGAAAAGATTGAAACTGAAGATCTACGCTCATCCCTAATGGGTGCTCTTCAGGCTTACACACAAGCCATTCCACAAATGGCAGCACAGGGACAAGATCCATCAGAGATTATCAAGAGAGTCGCGCAAGTAATTAAAGCGCGTCAAAAAGGAAGAGTGCTTGAAGATGCTATTCAAGACATCTTCATAACTGAGAATCCTCCTGCTGGGGCTCAACAATCGGTTGAGCAACCCGTCCCCTCTGCTCCCGGAGCTCCAGTAGGAGGCGCTCCTTCACCTATGGGTGGACCCGGTCAACCACCAGCTCCAGAACGTGGGGCTGGAATAGTAAGTCCACGACCAGAACTACAGAGTCTTTTAAGTAGTCTCAATGTAAGTGGAAGAGGCAATGCAAGCGTAAGAACCGTTAATCGTCGCGTAGTCGGATAGGAGTAATCATGGCAACCCCAAGAAAAAGAATAGCAAAACCTAGGACAGTTGCCGATGAATCTTACAGCCCGCTTGAGATGTACTGTATTTGGTTACATGAATACAAGAAAGCTTTGCGTAAAGCAGGTTTTAATAACGACGATGCACTATGGCTTGTTGCTACAAAAGAATCTTTCCCTGATTGGGTGAGCTATAAAGCTCCTACTGAAAAAGACATTCAGAATTTATTAGATGAGGACGAAGACTAATGGCAGATGCAAGAGGCGGATACCGCCAACCAAGTAATCCTGCTCCAGTTTCAGGACCGGGATCTCTTTCAGAACGTACAGATGGCGGAGCCATCGATGGAATGCAACCTGCTCAAACTCAAGGACCTAAGTACATGCCCGGTCTTGGGTATGGCAAAGGTGGAGAGAACATGGCTAACCAGCAAGCTGCTGCTTTGGCTGGTAATCCAGTTCCTAGCATGCCTGCTCCAGTACCCCTATCTGCCCCTACAATGCGTCCTAACGAGCCAATAACTTCTGGTATTAACATGGGTCCCGGACCCGGCACAGAGGCTATGCAGCTTCCTAATAAGGCTCCTACGATTATAGACACACTTCGTCATTTAGTTAACTTTGACCCATCAGGGGATACAGAGATGATTTATAATCAAATGCTTAATTCTGGTAATGTTTAATGCAACAAGTAGATCCGATTGTTGCTCAAGCATCTCCCAACATCTACGCTGCTGCTAAGAACGCAAACCTATCTAACCAGAGCGTAAACCAAGTTGAACAGATGAGCTATGCCCTTGACCAGCATAAGAAGCTCATGGCTATGGATACTAATTTAGGGCATGATGCTTATGCCAAGTTGGACCCACAAATTCAAGAGGGTCTTAAGTTTATGTTTAAGAATGCTCCCTACATGCAGGGTCCAGCATCTGAAGGTCAGAAGATTATGGGTGCCCTTAAATGGGCAGGCACTGTAGCAGCCAGCCCTATCATTGGTATTTTCAAAGTAGCAGGCGCTTATAACCGCGCCATCAATGCGCCATACTTGGTAGCCCGTGAAGTCGCTCAAGGTGACGGTAGTGTATTTAATTCAAAGATTTGGAAGGCTGCTTGGGACGGCAACTCAGTTTATGATAACGGCGCTCTTGATAAAGCAGTACAGATTTATGGTTCATCTGATGTAGAAGTAGCCAAAGGTTTGCTAGCGGGTAAGACACCCGGTGAGATTGTTCAAGCTCATGGAAAAGTTGATCAAGGTATTCTTGAATCTATTCAAAAAGCCTACAACAAGCCAAATGATTTTAGACCTACACTAGACTACGTTAAGTATGCTCAGGTAAGTCCGGGTCGTGACATAACCCGTATGACTGATGACAAGATTGTTACTAACGGTGGAGTCCACGGTGACCTTATTAACGGTACCCGTAAGAATGTTTCAGGTTTGTTTGATGCTATCTATCAAATTGTTATTGATCCACTTACTTGGCTAACAGGTGGTGGAGACAAAGCTGCTACTATGGGTGAGCGTTTAGCTCAGACCATTAAAGATTCAGCAGAAACCCATGGCGGACTACCAGTTGGTGTGGCTAAAGCATTTGAAGAGCCACGTGTCTATAGCCTATGGCAAGATACTCTTGGTCCATCACTTAAGAAATTTTCAGAAGCATCGACAACAGCTGAAAAGTCACAGGTCTATCGTCAGATTACCCAAGACGTTCCCGGCTATGCCAACCGTGACATTATTAAACGCCTTGCTAAAGCAGAAGTTTATGATGCCAAGTCAGCACAGGAATACTTCTCACAGGCTGAGAACGTACACCTTATGTTGGCTGGTCGCGTAGAAGGTGTTACCTATGCACGTAACGGAGTAGCAGTTGCTAAGGCTCACCGTAACTATACAGATGGCATCATGTCATTTATGGACAGCATATTTAACCCAACTACATCCAAAACACTTGGTGCTCTTAAAACAGTAGGACGAGATGTAGAGACACTGCAGGCTAAAGGCGAAGAAATCTACAATGCTGCTATAAAAACAGGAGACACGCTCGACAAGCTTCAAGGTCAGAGCAAAGGACTTGTTGATACCATTGATGCAGCTACTGGTGAGATCAGTAAATTAAAGCGTTTTGGTTATTGGATAGGTCAACAGGCTTCTCGTTCACCTGCTGGTGCTGAAATTAAGATTGGTAAAGACGCAGCACAGACTGCAAGTACCTTTACTACCGTTGCTCGTCAGTTAATGCCACGTGATATGGCTGATTTCATGACTCAGAAGTTTCTTGATTCTACTCCTGATGAGCAAGTAATCATTGTTCGTAACCTTTATGCAGGAATCATGTACAAGTTTGGCTTACATGCATCACCATCAGGTACTACATTGATGAATGAGATCTTGCAAACTAAGTTTGGTACCACAGGTGGCTTTGCTACCATGGTAGATACAGCCGTACCGGAAGTTTTGGCTCCTCATCTTGAGGCTACAAGCATGAAAAACCTTCAAGGTGTACCTACCCTTGCAGGCGAACATTCAATTCAGCCTTACCATTCAGCATATAGAATTGGTGCACTGCCTTACGATAAGATTTCAGAAGCAGTATTAGATATGAAGTCTAAAAGAAACCTATTGAATGCTGCCATGGGTGCTGCTAATGGTCCTTTCTCTAAGAAACTGGTAGATACATGGTCTCTCTTGACCCTACTACCACGTCTAGGTATTCGTTCTACTATTGATGAAGCAATGATGTTCCTCATGACAGCACCAGCCAAGGATATTCTTGGTTATGCAAGGCGTGAAGGTACCCGCATGGGCAGAATGTCTACTGCTTTTACAGGTAGCCCAGAAGCATCAGGTCCACTTCGTGCCGGAATTCAAAAAGTATTCCGCAGAAATGCACTACATGAGGCTGTACCATTTGAAAAGCGTCAACAGTTGCTTGAAGATTATGCTAAAGCACACGGCATTGAAGACCCTACATTATTGCGCGATCTACAAAAGCGCGAAGCTATCTTTCAATATGTAGACTCTATCTACGGCAAGCGTCTAAACGCAGAATCACGTGGATATTTATTCCAAGGGTTGGTTCACCACCCAGATATGTTGAATGCACTTGCTGAATCTTTAGTAGGTCGTTCTGGTCTATCAGGAAAAATTGAACCTGAGCTTCATAAAGCCATGGTTGATGTAACTAACTTAACTAAAGCATTAGAAGAGTTTGAACTTAAAACTGGTGGTGCTACATATAGTGTTTCAACTAAAGATTTGCAGAACATATCTGAATCTCACCTTGCTTTAGCGCACTTTGATAAGTGGGTAAGAGCCTTTGCTGGTAATAAAGTAAAGCTAACTGAACGACGTATCCTTAACCCTGCTCATGTGTTCTTTTCTAACAAGGCGCTTGAGACTACAGAGGATGCTGAGAAGGCTATGGATCAACTGTCTATGGCGGTTGGCTTAGAGAAGACATCAACTGGCTGGATAGTTAAAGATCAAGCTGCTATTGATGAACTTAAGGGTATGTCTGCCCGTTCATTTGAGCTTGCTTCTCAAGGAATAGATGACGCTACTATTGCCAGAGATCAAATTGGACGCATGCTTACGGACATGTATACCACTTTCCACGGTAGCCATGAGGGCTACAATGAGCAGTTATTTAATGCAGTAAAGAACATTCATGCTAAGCAACTACGTGATTCCAAGGACTTAATTAAGCCATCATGGAATGATGCTGCTGGTGGTGTGGACTTTAATAACTTTATGAACTGGACTACCAAGCATCGTCCACAAGGTATGATCAATACGGGCATTGAGTTCCCGGGTTTGAAAGATCCAGAGTCTTTGTTCCGTAAGTACGGTAATACGTGGATGAGTTGGATGGATAGGCAGATAAATTCTATCTATCGTCAGCCTGCTTTGATGGTTACATACACAGAACTTCGTAAGAGTTATGCTCCTATTGAGCGTCAATTTGCTGCAGATACATACAAGGCTATGGTTAAAGCTGATCCTGAAAGATATGCTTCACCTAAGGCAGCAGAAATTCTAAACGAACAAGTGCGTGCTATAGCAGAGAAGCGCTTTACTGAGATCGGTATGCAGGAAGCTGCTAACACTATTCTTAAGTATGCAGATAACCCTGCTGTACGTTCTAACTTCTCCTATGGAGTACGTACTGTAGGTCGTTACTACCGTGCTACAGAGGACTTTCAGCGCCGTATCTACCGCTTAAAAGAAGTACCTTTGCGTGTTCTATACCGCATGCGCCTAGCGCATCTAGGTCTTTCTGCTAGCGGATCCATCTTTACAGATGCACAAAACAACGAGTATGTAAACATTCCTATGGATAACATCTTGTTCAAGGCTACAGATACTACCCTTCGTGCATTAACAGGTAAAGATGTAGGCTATCACCAGCCAATGTTTAACAATCTAACAATGAAGTTAAACATGGTAAACCCATCGTTCCAACAGGATGCTGGATTGCCTATGCTGTCTGGTCCTATAGCTGGACTTAGCGTAATAGCCATGAAGAATTTGCTTGGCTATAGCCATAACCCTGATCTTATTAAGGCTGGTAATGCAGCTAGCGCAATTGGTTTAGGTAACTTTGGTACCAATACTAACCTGCAAAAAGCACTGATGCCTACCTCATTACAGCGTGCATGGGACATGTTACCTATGAATGAGAAGAGCCGTCAGGAAGTGACAGCGGGAATGCAGGCTCTTGCCTACAATGCTGCTAATGGAGTTAGCCCATTAACTGCTAACTCTACTGATAAAGAGAAAGCTGAATACCTTAAGAACGTACGTGTGTCAGCACACAACATTATCTTCATGCGTAACCTTCTAGGCTTTATCTCACCTGCTACTCCTACCTTGGTAGAGAGTCAGGGTGTACCCGATTACCTACAACGTGTGGGTGTAACAGGGCTACGCACAGAGTTCTTTGACCTACTAAATGCTATTACAGCCAAGACTAATGGTGACGTACAGGACCCATATGAGATGGCTTTGGTTGCATTTATTGGTAAGAATCCCGGTAAGTTGGTCTACACGGTATCCCGTGATTCTAAGGCTACCCGTGTGATTGTCAAGAACACCCAAGCATTAAACAACTGGGCTGTTGAGAACAATGGTTTGATTAGCACATACGGTGAAGTTGCTTATATCTTTGCTCCACAGGTAGGGCAGTACAATGCTTCTTCATTCAACTACCTACAGGCTGCTGGTCTTGTTACCAATAAGAGTCTTGAGACTTACTATAATGACCTACTTGTAGCACAAGATAAGCAGGCTTATTATGATATTGCTACTAATGAAAAGGCTGCAATACTTGCAACTAGTTCAATAGCACAACGTCAACAGATCATTGCTGAAGCAACAGCAGCGCGTGATGGCTTGATGCAATCTAACCCATTACTAAAGTCTGCCATTATTGGAGCAGGCAGTAACATTGGAACAGAAACAAAGCTGCTATCTAACTTAGACCAGCTAGTCAATGACCCATCAGCAAACATCCCACCTGCTACCCGTACACGTATGGCACTAGCAATCAAGATGATTAAAGACTTCATGGCATTTGCTCAGGATCCTGCACTTAAATCCCTAAGCAATTCCGCAGAACTTAAAGCAGAACGCAGACAACAGATTGAGGCTAACTTGACAGATCTAATGAACGGTGACTTAGCAGTTGCTGAGGCTGACCGTGCAATCTTCAAGTCAATCCTTAAGTCCTTATCCCGCGATACTTACGTCGCAGTTAAGCAGGCATTCTAATGGCTACTAAATCTAAACCATATTGGTCTGGATTCCAAACACCTCAAGACTACTGGGATGCACAGTACAGTCGGGCTTATAATACTTATACTGCTATCAATGACCAGATCTTTGGTGCACAAGGTGCAGCACAGGGTGGTAACGTTAGTGACCAGAAGAGGTTTACTGACTTAGTTAGCAAGCTTATGCCTGCCCAAGCAAACCTTATTGAAGTGTTTAATAAAGGCATAGCTGCTGGATTTCCAGAAGGACAAGGCGTTGCTATAGGGGCACCTGTTATTAATGAAAGCGTTATCAAGGGTTTAATTAGTAACTCCAGTACTTTGGCGTCTTCAATTCTAGATAGAGTTCCTACAAATAGCCCTGCTTTTTCTGCTGCTAAAGGCTTGTATGACGCAATAGGCGCTAACTCTACTCGCCTAGGTGCTATCACTGTAGACATAGATCAAAAAGTATCTGACGCTAAAGTAGCTAATGATGCCAAGAAAGCCTTGCCTGCTTTGCAGGACAAGCTAGCCCGTCAGCAAGCACAGACAGGTAAGTATACCAGTAGCGATATTGCTGCTACACAAGCTGCTATTGATCAAGCCAATGCTATGGCTGGTAATAAGACTTCCGTAGCCACAGGTACTGGCACAACTGGTACTGGTGGATCAAGTGCTTTATTGACTGATTATAGTATTGGACTTAATAATGGTAACCCCGTTGTTATGGCTAAGGGTAAAGCTGGTGAAGTATTATTTTTGCCACCTGCTAAATCAGGAGACAAGTTAAGCATAATTGGTAATAATGGTGCCATCACCCTTGAGGGTGAAGTCCAAGCAATCATTAAAACTTTAGGCGGAGCTGATGCAGCTAGAAAGAAACTTGCTGCTGCTGGTTATTCTTCAGGAGATATCTATAGCAACATTACGGGTGCTCTTCAAAAGTACAGCATAGATTCTTTACAAGGATTTATTGATACAAACGGTAAGACAAACTTCCCTACCCTTAACGACTTCCTTGGTAACCTAGGCAAGTACACCCCAACAACGGGTGCTGGTAAAACCACAACTAAACTTACACAAAACTTTACTGATCGTCCCGGCACAGATCGGGATATAAACTCTTACATGATGGAGAACTTTGGCTCTCCTGCTACAGTTCAACAAAGAAATGATTACTACAATAAAGTTAATGCTGCTGAACGGCAAGCCAAAACACTAAGCAGGATAACCCCTGATGGTCAAGGTTTAAGAGACCAAGTAAACACAGGTTCTAGTTTATCTACTTCTGATTATGAAGTTATAAAAGCACAGGTTGCTCAGACTGTATTCAAAAATGTTAATGCAGAACAGATTCTTAATAGCAAATCACCCGGCAAGATAGCTGGTTATGTTGATGAAGTTATGAAAGTAGCTACCGACTACGCTTTGCCTACTACCACAACACAGGCTTTGCAGTATCTAGGTGAAGCTTGGAAGCAACAGAATCCTCAAGATGCGGTCAAGGCTGTTACGGAAAGACTAAAGCAACTAGCAATAAAAATTCACCCTACACTTGCCGATCACATAAAAGCAAATGGAACAGTTAAAGATATAGCAGATACTCATGCTAATTGGTATGAACAAAAGATGGGTGTTAAAGTTCCTGATTCAACAAAGAACTCATTCATCATGAATTCAGTTAGCCAAGGCTGGGACAAAGGCACGTTTGATAGGGCTGCTCAAGGACTACCTGATTATGCTAAAACTCCTGAAGCACATCAAACAGTTACTGATTTTACTAACACGTTCCTTCAAGCATTTGGATTTGGTGGTAACTAATGGCAAGAACGGACCGTCAAGTAGATCAAGCAGCATCAACTAATACTGCCGTTGTATCTAAACAAGTAAATCCTTACGCTGCTTCTGCTGCTGCATTAGGTTTGTCAACTACCGATTTATCTTCCGTTGCCGGAACAAGGCAAGCTGTAATTGGTGGCACTACAGGCGTAGGAACTGTTGCTTTAGATGTCTCCCCTACTGTGACAACCGATCCATTGACTGGCGTAACAACTACTGTTACTTATTACAACGATGGTTTTGGCGGAGTAAAAGCTGGCACACCTGTTATTACTGGTGGCAATACTTCAACGGCTAGTACATCTAACGCAGATGCTTTTGCTAATCTTACAATGTTGCTTAATGAATATGGACTAGGCAGTCTTAGTGACACAGTAACCCGCATGATTAAAATGGGCCTTACGCGCGATGAGGCTTTGGCTAAACTTAAGTATGACAAGACCATTGATCCTGTTACAGGCAAGTCATGGAATGATGCATACACCACCCGCTTTGCAGGCAATACTGCCCGTGTTAACGCTGGGCTTAATGCCATTTCAGAAGCAGCATATATAAATTTAGAAAACTCCTATGCTGACACATTGAAATCTTATGGGCTAGGCAACATGCTTAGCACTGACCGCGTGGCTAATGAAAAGATGTTTGCTAATTACATTGGTGGAGATATGTCAGCGGTAGAATTCAATGACCGCATTAAGCTAGCCGAAGACACCATAGCTAATGCTGACCCAGAAGTACTTAAGACCTTTAATAATTTCTACGGAACCCTTACTAATAAAGATTTAGTTGCTTATGTTCTTGCCCCTGATGAGACTCTACCTAAGTTACAGACTAAGGCAGCAGCAGCACAGATTGGTAGCGCAGCAGTTGGTGAAGGACTCCCAACTAACGTAGCCTCTGCTGAGGCTCTTGCTCTACAAGGTGTTACTTACAATCAAGCACAACTTGGCTATGCCAAGATTGGTCAAGAACTTCCTATAGCTTCTAAGTTAAGCAGCATTTACAATGGACAGATCCAAGGTCCTTACGATCAAGCAGCAGCAGAAGCAGAACAATTTTCTACTACTGGTGCAGCATCAGCTGCCCGTAAGAAGCAACAACTGAAGGAACTAGAGACACAGCAATTTGCTGGTAGGTCTGGTATAGCCCCTGCCAATGTAAGTCAAGCCGGTCTTTACACTGGCTCATTGGGTAGAAATATTCAAGGCACCTTCTAAATAGATTCCCTGTGGACCGACCAGCCCCACATGGTGTAAAAGATACTGGTAGTGAGATCCAATTCATCCTTCCCCGGGCTGAGTTGTGGCTTGCGATACAACAAACAGAATGGGAGAACGGTTGCTATGGCAACAAACGATTGGGACGAAGACGATGACTTCGATTTCGAAGATCAGAATACACCAGTGATGGGTGACGACTTAGTAAAGAAGTTACGCAAAGCTAAACGTGCAGATGAAAAACGAATCAAAGAACTCACTGAGCAACTTGAGGGATTATCCAAGGTGCAGCGTGAGCGAGTCGTTAAAGAAGTCCTTGATCAAAAGGGTGTAAATCCTAAAGCAGCAAGGTTAATCTTAAAAGATCTTGATGATGTTAGCGAAGAGTCAGTTAATCACTGGCTTGATGATAACGGAGATCTCTTCGGGTTTACCAAGCAGGCTCAAGAAGCAGACCCTCAGCGTGAACTAGACCTAGCGGCATTACGCCAACAGGACATAGTCACACAGAACGGTATGACACCCGATAGACAAATGGACGCGACCCAACGCATTAATGACGCAGCTTCGGCTGAAGAAATTATTGCAATGATCCAGTCCGGAAACTTTTAATCAACCGAACTAACATCCTCATAAGGAGGTGCAATAATGGCTAACGCATACACAACCACCGGGTCGTCAACACTCGGAGGTACAGTAGGTGGTGCAGGTCTCGTACAAAAGGCGTATGATCGTCTTATCGAGTTCGCACTCCGTGCTCAGCCTCTTATCCGCAATGTTGCAGATAAGACCCCTGCTCGTCAGAGCATCCCGGGTTCCTCAGTTGTATTGCAACGCTACGTCGACCTAACTCAACAGACAAACAGTCTGACTGAAGCAGTCGATCCAGATGCAGTAGCACTGGCTACCCCAACATACACAACCATTACTCTTGCTGAGTATGGTAACGCAGTGCTTGTTACACGTGCTTTGGAACTCTTCAGCCTTGCTGATGTAGATCCAGCAGTTGCTAACATCATCGCGTTCAACCTTGCAGATTCTATTGATACAGTTGCACAGAACGTGCTTAAGACAGGTGCTAACGTACTCTACACAGGAGGACGTACATCAACTGGAACAATTACTTCTTCAGATACTTTCAACTCAGCAGCAGCCCGTAAGGCAGTTGCTAAGCTACGCACCAACAAGGCTATCCCACGTAAGGGTAACTTGTACTGGGCAGGTATTCACCCAGAGGTTGCCCACGATCTCCGCGCTGAAACAGGCGTAGGATCATGGCGCCAGCCACACGAGTACCAAGCAAATGATGAGATTTGGGCTGGAGAAATTGGAACTTACGAAGGTGCCTACTATGTAGAATCACCACGTATGTACAACGATTACAAAGGTGCTGCTAAGTCAACATCAACAACAACAACAACAGCTTCTGCTGCTTCAGGTGCATACACACTTACTGTTACATCTACTTCAGGAATCTTGGTTTCTGACGTTGTTGCTGGAACTGGTGTTGCTACAGGTGCAAACGTTGCATCTATCAGCGGTTTAGTTGTTACACTTGACACAGCACACAGTGGTGCTGTTACATCAGGTGCATCAATCACCTTCACACACGAGACAAACGTCTTCAACACTTACTTCGCAGGACAACAAGCTCTTGCTGAAGCAGTTGCCGAAGAGCCACATGTGGTTATCGGACCGGTTGTTGATAAGTTAATGCGTCACCGCCCACTCGGCTGGTACGGCGTACTTGGCTTCTCAATCTACCGTGACGAAGCACTGTACCGTGTAGAGTCAACTTCTTCAATCGACTACTAATAGTTGACTGACTGTAGGGCTGGGTCTTTCCCAGCCTTATGGTAAGTCCACTAAGGAGACTCATGCCATATATCTTTACAACGCCGACTACCTCAGAAGGTCCTGCTGGTGGCGGTCGCTTGTTCATTCGTTTCCGTTTAACCCGTGGCATAACTGTCATGCGGGTACAGGGGGTATGGCAAGAGATTCGTTACCCAACAGAAGACCAGACTGCGCTAGCAGATCCGGGCTTCCTCTTTAGAGGCGGATATAACCACATACTTAACGACGTGCAAAGGGCGGAACTAATTGCAGCAGGATATGGAAGCTACATCACTTACACACCATGAGCATATAAGCAAGATCCTTGAGTGGGGTCTTGATAACAAGATGGCATACAAGCCATCCCTGTACGGATGTACACAGTGTGATGTCACATCACCAGAACCTTTTAAGTACGAAGATATATTTGTGGACCACACAACCTGTGGACCTGATTGCTTTGGTTGTAAAGCCAAAGGACTACAGATGAACGCTGGGGATGCTAAGCATTCAGTAGTTGCATCTGGCACCACTCAGAAAAAGTGGGATAAAGAATTGGCTTTCTATAAGGATGCCCGTGCCCAAGGCGTACAGCCTGAAGGTACATCAAGGGCAGCCGTACAGAAAGCACTTGAAGCCTCAGAGGTTCTTAACAAACCTTATAACGGTAGCAAGATGCCGAAAGCCAGTCATGTAAACGAAAAGACCGTTGAGGTCTTAAAGGAAGTAGGAGCAGTCTAATGGCAATGCACAACGATAAAGCACAAGATGCCAAACTCATGAAGGGCATGAAGCCTAAGCAAAAGGCTGCCTTTATGAAAGCTGATAAGAAGATGGATGCTAAGAAGCCATCTGCTAAAGCTGACATGAAAATGGATAAGGCATTGGCTAAAAAAGTTATGAAGAAAGGCAAGTAATTATGTGCACAGAATGTGGATGTGGCGATACGTTCGTCACTATTAAAGCACCAGTAAGAGTTGCACCGGGTCAAGATGCATCAATCATCAAAGGCTTCGATGTACCACCCCCATATGGAAAAGGAAAAGAATAACATGTCAGACATGATGTCACCTAAGACACGTAGCGCAGCTACCGATGTCTCATCAGTAAACAAGGCAGACTTCTTTGGTGGAGTGGCTCCGGCTGTTGCACCAATGTCAGCTCCACGCACAGGTCAAACAGGCATGGGTCCTTCAGAAGTTGTTGAAGGTATCTACGTACAACCTGAAGGCGGACGTGCTAAGTAATGCCTAACAGAATCCCAACACCGGGAGTATCTACTCCTGCTGTACGGACCTCTAAGTCAGCCCAGCCAGCAGCTAAGCCATTGCCAAGCAATGACAATGCTAAAGCTCGAGCAGCAGAAAAAATGCTTAGGCAGGATATGGCTGCAGGAAAAGTTAAGAACCTAGATGCAGAACGCGACAAGATCTTCAAGAAGACTGGTGGCTATGCTAATGGGTACACAAACTAATGGCTAAAGGCGAAGGCTTCAAAGCCGTACAAGCAAAGATCGCAAAGAGGCAAGGCATCCCAATGAAGAACGCTGGGGCAATCCTTGCTGAATCTACACGCACAGCTTCTGCTAAAGCAAAAGCAAAGAACCCTAACCTAAAGAAAGTGGCTATGCCACAGAAAAAAGGCGGCAAGTAATATTATGGCAACCGATCCACGTCTAGCTAAAGCTGGAGTATCAGGCTTCAATAAGCCTAAGCGCACACCTAGCCATCCCACTAAGTCCCACGTTGTTGTGGCAAAAGATGGTGACAAGGTAAAGACAATTCGCTTTGGACAACAAGGCGTGGTCGGTGACCATAAACCTACAGCACGTCAGGCTTCATTCAAAGCCCGTCATGCTAAGAACATCGCTAAAGGAAAAATGAGTGCCGCATACTGGGCAGACAAGGTGAAATGGTAATGGCTACCTATGGTACAGCCGTTTACAACGGCACAACTTATACCCTCTATGGACGTCCCGGCTCATCCATCATTGATGAACTGAACCGTCTTGCTAATGGCGGAAATTACCCAACTTACGATACATACCTTGACGCTCAAGGTGCTGCCAACAAATGGGCAGGTACAACAGGCAAGGCAATAGTAGGAGCGCTTAATTACAAAGCCAGCTCTACTCGTCAACAGCCAGCCTACAAAGAATTTAATGCAGTTTGTAATGAACTTGCTAGCACCGCAACCACTGCCGACAAATACCTAGAAGCGGTCACCGCATTAAGGACTATAGCTTCCTAATGGCAACTACACTTGGAAATTTAATTGACGATGTACAGCTTGACATTCAAGGTTTCACCTACCGTCAAGACCGCGCTACCTATCTAACACAAGCCTGCACCTCTGGTGACTTGATCCTGTCTGTTGGTTCTACCGACAACATTGGTAAAGGAATCATTGAGATCGACAGTGAGATGATGTGGGTAGACAGTTATGACCGTCAGGCTAACACGATTACTATTGCTCCCTTTGGTCGTGGCTACAACAGCACTACTGCTGTTAACCATGCTATCAACACTAAGGTCATCATCACCCCTACCTACCCACGCGTAGCCGTAGCCCGTGCTTTGAATGACACACTCAATGCGGTATACCCAAAGGTATTTGCAACAGCATCAACAGATTTCAGCTTCTTGGCTTCTCGTACTACATACCAGATCCCATCAGAAGCAATCCAGATTCTTTCAATGTCATGGCAGACAGTAGGACCAACACGTGAGTGGTTGCCTATTCGTCAATGGCGTTGGGATCCAATCGCAGATACTGCGTACTGGGGAGTACAGACTCCAGATGGACCTAACTCAGGACTATCTAAGACCGTATCACTTTACGACAACATTCTACCGGGACGTACTGTTCACGCTGTCTATGCCAAGATGCCTGTTCAGATGGTGAATGAAACAGATAACTTTGAATCAACCACAGGCTTGCCTTCATCTATGAGAGACGTAGTGATTTACGGTGCTATGTACCGTCTGTCCTCTTTCGTAGATCCAGCCCGTATATCTATCACCTCTGCAGCAGCGGACGAATATGAAACTAAGCGTCCATACGGCACAGGTATCAACGTAACAAAACAACTTCAGGCTTTGTACATGCAACGCCTTGAAGAAGAATCATTAAAGCAAAAGCTCCAGTTCCCAGCCCGCGTCCACTACAGCCGATAGGTAGATAGATGACAACTCGTAAGTATACGTCCAAGTCCCAACAGACTACTCTCACATCCTCAGTTACTTCTGGTGCAACAGTCTTTCCTGTGGTATCTGCTACAACTTTGATTGTTGGAACAATTTCAGCAGGTCAAACCTTTACGGTTGTTATTGACCCAGATACATCTCTTGAAGAAATTGTAGATGTTACCGCCTTCTCGGGTAACAACTTAACAGTTACTCGTGCAGCAGATAGCACAACTGCTCAAGACCACTCAGCTGGTGCTGTCATCCGCCACATGGTTATTGGTCGTGACCTACGTGAAGCCAACCTACACATTGAGGCAACAGGTTACTACAACGATGGAATAGCTAACCATGCCCTACATGGTCTAGGCACATCGGACGGTACTGTCGTAGGTACTGCTGCTACTCAGACTCTTACTAACAAGACAATCGATGGTGCTAGCAACACGCTCACCAACATTGGCACAAGTTCATTGTCTACTTCAGTTGTTACATTAACTGGCACACAGACTCTTACTAACAAGACTCTGACCAGCCCTACCATCAATGGTGGTACGGTATCTTCAGCAACGGTTACATCAGCAACCATTGCTTCGGGTACATTGTCAACCAACCTTGCTGCTGGTAGCTACAAGATTACAGGTCTTGGTACACCAACGGCTACAGGAGATGCTGCTACTAAGGGATACGTAGATACAGCAGTTGCTAACGTAGTTGCTTCTGCCCCTGCTGCTCTTGACACACTCAACGAGTTGGCTGCTGCTCTTGGTAACGACGCATCGTTCTCAACCACGGTAACAACTAACCTTGCTGGCAAGCTATCTAAGACAGGTGGCACCATGTCTGGTGCTCTTGATATGGGTAGCTCTAAGATCACCACCCTAGGTACCCCGACTGCTTCTACGGATGCAGCAACCAAGGGCTACATTGATACCATCTTTGGCTCTACAACCTCTGCTGCAGCCAGCGCAACTGCTGCTGCTACATCGGCTACCAGTGCCGCTGCAAGTGCCACAGCAGCCGCTACAAGCGCCTCTAGCGCCTCCGTAAGCCAGACTGCTGCTGCAACCTCAGCTACTAGTGCTGCTGCCTCAGCAACGGCTGCAGCAACTTCTGCTGCTTCGGCTGCTACATCAGCCTCATCCTCTTTAACTAGCCAAGGTTCATCTGCGGTATCGGCTACGGCTGCTGCTACATCAGCGACAAGCGCTGCTGCATCTGCTACGGCTGCTGCTACCAGCGCAACCAGCTCTGCTGCTTCAGCATCTGCTGCACTTACATCAGCCAATAGCGCTGCCACATCAGCGTCATCTTCTTTAACTTCGGCTAACAGTGCTGCTACATCTGCTGCCTCTGCTGCTACTTCAGCAAGCTCTGCAGCTACTTCAGCATCCAGTTCGCTGGCTACTTACAACACATACAAGACTTACTACCTAGGTAGCTTTGCCTCTGCACCTAGCCTTGATAACCAAGGTAATGCGCTTATCACTGGTGCTACATACTTTAATACAACATCAAGCCTTATGTATGCTTGGAGTGGTTCTACTTGGTTAGCCATCTCAACCACAACTTCTTACTCAGCACCTACCCTAGGTACTACTACCATCAACTCTGGTACTACCTACTCAACACTTAATGGTGTAACACTTACTAGTGCAGCGGTAACTCTTACTGCTGACCCAACCACAAATTTAGGTGCTGCTACTAAGCAATACGTAGATTCTGTTACTGCAGCTATTAACTTCCACGCTCCAGTTAATCGTGCTACTACAGCAAACCTTACTGGAACATATAACAATGGCACTAGTGGTGTAGGTGCAACATTTACATTAACAGCCACTGGTCGCCTTAGTATTGACGGTGGCAATGTCAGTACCAACGACAGAGTGCTTCTTAAGAATCAGACTACTGATTTACAAAATGGTATCTATGTTGTAACTAACCAAGGTGCTGGTGGAGTAGCAGCAGTGCTTACCCGTGCTACTGACTACGATACAACAGCAGAGGTTACAAATGGTGACGTAGTATTTACTCTTGCTGGTACACAAAACACTGGTGTTACCTTTGTTAACACAAGCACTAACCCAGTAACCATTGGTACTACTTCTATTACTTTCAGTACATACACATCAGCCTCACTGCCATCTCAAACTGGTCAGGCTGGTAACTATCTAACCACTGATGGAACTACACCATCATGGTCTAATTCTTTTACAACACCAACCATTGCTGGTGCAACAATCTCTGGAACCGTTACCTCTACGGCTACTATTAGTGGCGGAACTCTTAATAACGCAACCCTTACAGGAACCCTGACAGCTGGTGGTTCTGCTGGAACCAACGGCTACTACCTACAGACAACAGGTACTGGTGTTACTTGGTCACAGGTTCAATCAGGTTCACAGGTAAAGATTGATAGCGGTGCTGCTTCTTCTTACACCTACATTGACTTCCTAGGTATGGGTACAGATACCAGTACCTCTGGAACAGTTCGTGTTCAACCACTAACAAACACCGGTTCTAACACAGGTAAGCGTATATACTCAGGCTCAACTACTCCATCATCACCAACTACTGGTGACGTTTGGGTAGATACAACTTCATCAACAGACCCAGACCTACGAACAATGACACTCATGGGAGCGTACTAATATGCCAATAAAAAGATATAACGGGACATCTTGGGATGTTATCGCAGGTGATGGTTCTCAAGGTGCTACTGGTGCAACTGGAACTTCTGCGCTAACAACCAAGGGTGACTTACTTGCTTACAGCACTACCCCTGCTCGCTTAGGTGTAGGCACAGATGGCTATATGCTCTATGCAGATTCAACTCAAACCCAAGGTATCAAGTGGGCTGCTGCTCCTGCTGCTGGTTCATACACACAATTAGCAACAGGTTCAATGTCAGGCGTTTCAACCGTAACAATTTCTTCAATTAGTCAAAGTTACAAAGATTTAGTGCTTGTTGTTACTAATATACAAAATGCAGTAGGTGGTTCACCAGCAAACATTTTGTGGAATGGTGTAAATGCAACGGGATGGCGTTCTACTTATCTAAGTAGTTCTTCTTGGACTGGTTCAAGTGATTACAACCTTTATAGTGCTGCTGGTTTTGCAACAACTAACTCAAATGAACAAGTAATAATTACTTTTCCTTTTTATGCTTCAACGACAACGCCAAAAGCGTGTTCGTGGGTGGGCGCATTTAGAAATGCTCCAGGCGGTGGAACAACAACGCAAACAGGTTTTGGTGTTTGGGAAAGTGCTTCAAATTATGGAGCAATAACCAGCATAACAATTCTTGATGGTAATAGTATTTCTTGGACTGCTGGAACCTATACACTATACGGAGTAAACTAATGACAAGACCAACAGTACGCATACACGACTTATCAACAGACACAGTCATTGACCGTGAAATGAACGATGAAGAATTTGCTGCCTATGAAGCACAGCAAACAGCCAATGCTACTCGTCAAGCAGAGGCAGATGCTGCGGCAGCAACCAAAGAAGCACTATTAAGCAAACTCGGCATCACTGCCGATGAAGCAAAACTCCTACTCTCCTAACTACGAAAGGTAGTAACTAATGGCTACAACAACAGCAGTACTTTATCGCGGAGCAGCATCTACGTCAAGCACAACCCTATACACAGTACCGTCTTCTACAACAGCAATCGTAACTGAAATTATGGTTGCTAATACCACTGGTTCAACAGGTAATTTTACTATTACTCTTAACGGTACAGCAATAGCATCTACTGTAAGTGTTGGTGCTTATGATACAACTGTTATTCAATGCAAACAGGTAGTAGCAACAACACAAATCATTGCTGGTTCTGCCTCTACCACTGGTATTAACCTTTCTATTTGTGGCGTAACAATCGCATAATGACACCCATATTTAAGATGTCCAATGCAGGCGGCGTGGGCGCTACATTAAATCGCTATTCGGATATGTTGGCAGGTAATGCTTTTTACAATCCTAACAGTTTTGCTTCTATTGCCACTCAAACAGTTACCAGTGGTACAGCAAGTTCAATTACTTTTTCGTCTATTCCACAAACATATAAACATTTACAATTAAGGTTACTTGCCAATAATAATGATACTGGTGGTAGTGGTGTAGGCAATGTACGCTGTAGTGGTTTTTTCAATGGTGATACAACTCAAACAAATTATTATAATCATTATTTATATGGAGATGGTTATAGTGCTGGTGCTGGCGCAGAAAATACTGCAAAATGGATTATGTCTGCAACAAGAAATTCTATGATTGCTCCAGGAATTGCCATAGCAGATATTTTAGATTACACAAATACAAACAAATATAAAACTGCTCGTGCTTTGTGGGGTTGGGATAATAATGATGGTAACAATAGTTCTGTGCGCTTGTTATCAGGTCTTTGGTCAAACACTTCAGCAATTACTTCAATTACAATTACGCCCGAAAGTGGTGCTTTCAAAGCGTATTCATCTTTTGCACTTTATGGGGTGAACTAATATGGCTGCTGGCTCAACATATACGCCTATTGCTACCACCACTTTAGGAAGCACTACTACTTCTTACACTTTTACATCTATTCCATCTACCTATACGGATTTAATTTTAATTATTACGGGTAATGCAAACGCAGGAACAAACCCCGTAATTCAATTCAATAGCGATACGGGTAGCAATTACTCAACTACTTATTTAACGGGCAACGGAAGTGCTGCTTCCTCTAGCCGTCAAACATCTGCAACATCAATTTTGCCAGATTACAACGGGTATATGACTAGCACATCTAATGCAATAATTATTTCACAAATAATGAATTATTCAAATACGACAACATATAAAACAGTATTAAATCGTGGTAATGCTGCCGCAACTGGAACAGATGCGACTGTAGGATTATGGCGAAACACTAGCGCAATTAACTCAATTACTATCTTAACAGGTTCAAGTAATACTTTTTCTGTTGGAAACACCTTTACCCTCTACGGAATCGCGGCTGCATAATGGCTAACCCAACAATGACTCTTATCGCTTCTAACACCGTAGGCTCAGGTGGCGTGTCAAGCGTTACCTTCTCGTCTATTCCTGCCACTTGGACGGACCTTGTATTAAAACTTAGTATGCGTGGCAATTATACGGGTGATTTAGTAACTAATCCAGCAATTACATTTAATGGAACATCAACGGGATATTCTGAAAAATTGCTATGGAATTCTAATAACAATACGGCTGGTTCGGCAAGTAATTCGGGTAGTGGTTTTCTTTTTACTTGGGCTAATGGTCCTAGTTCAACATCTAATACTTTTTCCAATAGTGAAATATACATTCCTAATTACACTTTAAGTAATTATAAATCTATGTCATCTGATTCTGTTAATGAAAACAACAGTAGCAGTAATGGTTTATTAAGCCTAGATGCTGGTTTATGGAGTAATACAGCAGCAATTACTTCAATTACTTTAACGCCTTTATATGGCTCATTTGTTCAATACTCAACCTTTTACCTTTACGGCATATCCAATTCATAACTAAGGAGAAACAAATGGCAGATACACCACAAGCGATTGAGGTAAATTGTGAAACAGGTGTTGTCACCACTCGCGATTTAACCGCAGACGAAATTGCAGCACAGGCTGTTGCGGCTCAAGCAGCAGCAGACCAGAAGGCTGCGGCAGAAGCAGAAGCAGCAAAAGTTGCAGCAGACAAGGCTGCGGGTCAGGCTAAACTAGCGGCTCTCGGTCTAACAGCCGATGAGATTGCGGCTCTATCTAAGTAATGTGCATTAACTGTGGCTCTTGCAGCCACGAACCTATCTTTAATAGCGATGATGCTATTGATGAGATAGAGCAGTCCCCAGTAGTTTAATACCAGCCCCGCTTCGGCGGGGCTTTTCTTTTAGGAGGATGAATGTCAGGCAAGGACATAACCGCAGGTAGAGCCAACCGAGCTATTGCCGTAGACATTGGTAACCTCACAGGTACAGTCTGGCAAAACACTGGTGTTGATTACGACATTGCTATCGGTGGAGTTCCGTTCCTACTAGATGCTACTGAGACACACCCATACGAGCGCAGTACTGCACCCTTCCGTAAGAACCAGTTTGATACACAGCGTGACCCGGGTGAGCAATCACTACAGGGTTGGTGGTTTCGTTCTCAGTCTAGCTTCCATGCTGGTCAAGGCGTTAAGTTCTATGACCCATTTGCTAACCCATTCTCTGTATCGCTAGCTTCTAACTCATACCGATACGGTTCATCCTTTGGTGTGAACCCATTTACCTTTGGTCAAGTAACCCTGCTTAATAGCACTACCCAAATAAAGACAACTACTGCTGCTCTTCACCTTGAATCTGTACAGGTAAGCGGAGTAGATAAGATTTTATTGTTAGACGGTGACATCAAGGTAGTAGATGACAGCACTTCATCTACACTAGTAACGCATGTCAACACTATCTACTCAATGGCACAAGACGGAACTAACGTCTACTACATTGACGGCGGTAACGTTTACTCTAAGGCACTTACTGGCGGTGCATCAAGCGCCCTCTTCACATCTAGCCTTTCGGTAACCTCATCTTCTATGCACTGGGTTAAGCAACGCCTAGTCTCTAGCATTAACAATAAGCTTTATGAATTAGTAGGTGGCACTGGTGGTGCTCTGCCTACCCCTGTATACACCCACCCTAACGCTGCGTGGCAATGGACTGATATTGAAGAAGCTGGTCCTGCTATCTATGCATCTGGCTATGCTGGTGGTAACTCGACTATCTACATGTTTGTCTTAACCACAGCAGGAACTATGCCTGTACTTACTTCAGGTATTATTGCAGCACAGCTACCTCAAGGTGAAATTGTTTACTCTATGTACTCTCACCTTGGTGAGTATCTCATCATTGGTACCAACAAGGGTGTGCGTGTAGCGTTAGTAGACCAAGCAACTGGCTACATTACCTATGGTCCACTGCTTGTTAATACACCTACCCCAGTGCGTGGCTTTGCAGCCCGTGATTCTTATATCTGGTTTGGTAGCGGTGTCGGTGATGGCGTAGATACTTATGCTGGCACATGGCGTATTGATCTATCCAATGAGGTAGATACCCTTCGCTTTGCTGTAGCTCAGGACGTATGGGCGGATGGCATTGAAGGTACAGCCTACGATGTAACTACCCTAGGCAACACAGACCGCATTGCTTTCCTTGCTACTACCGCTGCTGGTACATCATCTGGTTTAGGATTGTACCTACAAGATGCTAGCAAAGTAGTGACTAGTGGCTGGGTTCAAACAGGTCTTATTAGATATAACACCCTAGAGTTAAAGAACTTCAAGCGTGTGGTAGGACGTGGTGACTTTGGTATTGCTGATTCAAGTCTGTACCCAAATGGATTAACTAAAGGCTCTATGACTATTGCATCAGTAGATGCTACTGGTAATCGCTATGACATTGTTTCCTACGACAACAACATCGGCACCCCTGAAGCTACCATCTCTCAACCAGCAGGAGCCCAAGATGCTATTGCACTGCGCTTTACTCTGTACCGGGATGCTACAGATAACACCCTGTCCCCTATCTTTAAGGGATACCAGCTCAAGGCGGTACCTGCTACCCCACGTACCCGCATCATCAAGATTCCACTACTCTGCTTTGACGTAGATACTGACAAGTACAACGCCACAGTAGGTTATGAAGGTTATGCCTATGACCGACTAGCTGCACTTGAGACCATCGAAGCAGCAGGTGACGTGGTAACACTGCAAGACTTCCGCACTGGCGAAACTGTTCAATGTTTAATTGAAGAGCTAGCCTTCATCAATAAGATATCCCCTGACAAAAGACTTACTAACTTTGCAGGAACTATCATCCTCACGGTTAGAACGGTATAACTCATGGCTAACGTCGACACAGCGACGATTGTTTACTCTTACTTCTTCGTACTAGCGGCAGTCATAGGAGGACTCAGTATCATAGCTAAGCACACTATCCAAAAGCACACAGATGAACTAAAGGATAAGCTAGCAAGAATTGAATACGCACTGTACAACGATGGACACACAGGTCTGATCAACAAGGTAGACCAGTTGATAGAGAACCAGAACTTGATCAAGATTGATGTAGAAGTAATGAAGGCAAAGGCAGAGCAGTGACACAAGCAGCAGATTTTGTAGCCAAGGCTCGCACCCAAGAGGGTGTCAAAGAATCACCAGCTGATAGCAACAAGACTATCTATGGCAAATTCACCAAGCATGATGGACAACCATGGTGTGGAAGCTTTGTCATGTGGTGTGCCAATGAGATCGGCTTTAAGGCTATGCCTAACTGTGTCTATACCCCTGCTGGGGTCACAGCATTCCAAGGTCAGGGCAGATGGGCTAACCATGAGACAGCCAAGCCTGCACCCGGCGACATAGTTTTCTTCTCCTTTGATGGCAAAGGTACCGAGCATGTAGGTATCGTGGTCAAGGACAACGGTGACGGCACAGTAACCACCATAGAAGGCAACACCACACCTGACGGCAAGACCGGCAGTGAAGCAAACGGTGGACAAGTCTGCCTCAAGACCCGTGCCTACAGGTCAGACAACAAGCGCAAGATGACTGTCTTTGTAGTGGGCTTTGGACGCCCTAAGTGGACAGCCTAATGAGCGAAGAGTTTGAAGAATTACCTGAATATAAAATCTACGAACACGCGTCTTGCTTTCGCTGTCGTAGGTTAGGTGCTGTAAACTATAGAGGCTGGGTGTTCTACTGCCCGGCTTGTCATCAAGACGTCCTTAAGGAGGAAGAATGAACATCTCACCAAAAGTGTGGACAGTACTGGGTACCTACTCACGTGCGTTCATCGCAGCAGTTGTCGCTCAATACACACTGGGTAACACCAGCGTCAAGGCTCTCTTCGCAGCAGGAGCTGCGTCAGTTATCCCTGTCATCCTACGTTGGGCAAACCCCGGCGATCAGTTCCCTGCCCCTCAAGCTTCAGTTAAGGCTGCAGCAGCAGTGGTAGATACCCACGTAGCATAGTCCTAAACGGTTCGAGGATTGGCTATGAGCAACTTTTAACCTAGTTTGGTACAAAGATATACCCCCTTTCAGACTTACTGTCTGATCGGGGGTTATTTTTTTATGCCATTTTACGGCGTGTCTTCCCTGTACAGTACTGTCTGTACAGTAAGATCACCCTCGTCAGCGGGTGATCTTCAGCCTGTTCTTAACTCTCAGTCTCTGTCTGTTCCGAGCAGACATACCGCCAAAGTATCCGACTATCTCAGGATCTGCTACGGCAAACTCCAAGCATTCAGTCTTGACAGTACACCTAGCACAGATGCCTTGGATAACAAGGCTAGGTTCACCTCGGTCAGGGAAAAACAGATCAGTATCTATGCCAATACAGTTGGCACTTTCCCTCCAGTTAGCCATCGACTACCAGCCGTATAGGTGTAGTAAAGCTGACAGCAGGTCAGCTATTGCTCCTTGTAACAGTGTTAAGTATTCTAACTTCATCTGCAAGCCAAGCAGTAGTAAGGGGTCCTTGCTTCTGACTTGGCAATCTTAAAGAGTGAAGCGCAGTGAACGCACCTCAACATGATCTCGTAATCGTCTTGTTTCATTTACCCTCCGGTTGAGTAGAAGCCACCAGTCTTAAAATGAACTGGCGTGGCAGACCATACTCTAGACGTAGACTGTTGGCAACAGACAGGCATGGTGTCGTCACCAAATTCTTTGTAGACTTCTATGATATTTCCACATACACTGCACTTGAAATCATATCTAGGCACAGTCCATCCCTTCATCGTCAATAGGTGTGGGCGCAGTTAGTAGTGCACCACAGTCAAAGCATGACTGCTCCAAGTCATACCATCCTACCTCTCTGGTTTCTTCATCCCACATAACACGCAGGTTAAAGATCTTGCACCCGCAGATGCAAGCCATAGAAGGTATCCCCTTAAGGTTTAAGCTCATCTACGCCTTGGTTCTGACTGCTCCAAAACATCTTGTAGAAGTCTAGGTCAAACGAGAACCGCTTCATGTGTTTCACTACTGCACCAGTGTGGGCATAGAGTGGCACACCTGCACTTTGCATGTGCTTAAAGAAGTTGATGTCCTCTGATACAAACTGTTCGCCTACTCCAGTCTCATTAAAGAACGGAACCTTGCCGTGTACTTCCCTCATCTTGAGGGCAGCACTGCGGTGCATGAACAGGAAGCCAAAGCCAGCAGCTCCTACCTTGACCAGCGCATTAGCAGGCAGTGGGTGGATGTATGCCAGTTGGTATGGGTCATCAGTAAAGGCAAACAGTGCAGGGAATGGAGTCATCAGTGACTGTTCATTCTCCTTGGAGATGAAGTAAGTGCCGCTTACTACTGGCTTAGTAGTAGGGTCGCACTCATTCCATAACAACTGAAGTGACTCGTTGGTTAAGACGATGTCGCTGTCTACCCATAGCACCCATGGAAAATCTGTGTGGTCTAGCCAGTAATCAAATGCGTTCTGACGTTGGCGTCCGATCTGGTTGCCCTGCACACGCATGGCTGACCTGATAGGTACACCTGAATTAAGAATCGAATAGACCAGACCCTCAGTAAACTTGCCATCAGTAGTGCCGTTGTCACACCAGCAAACTATGATGGAATCAGGATCAATCCTCTGCTTCTGTTGTACTTGCGTTGGCTTCTTCGAGCGTTGTGTCTTGGTCACGGTAGGGTCTCCATCCACCTAGGTTTTGTACGATTGATGCCAGCACACGCTGGACTTTCATGCGAGCGCCATCGGCGCTGGTGTTCATCTCTTCACCAAGCTTTGCCCAGTCTGCATACTCACTAGCAAAGCGCAGCTTGAGTATCTTCTGCTTGGATTCAGATAGTTTGTAGTAACTCTTGGCTATGTCAGAGCGCAGTGCTAGCCAGTTCATGCCATCACTAATCTCCCCATTGCCAAACTTAAGGTTGAGGTCTTTGATCTTGCTAGGCATTTCGTATGACTCGACGATAATCGTAGGTAGGAATGCTTCAACAACAGACACGTCGTAGTAGTACAAATCTGCCAAGTCATATCCCACAATGCGAGCCTTCTCCTTCTCGCAGTATGTGATGCAGTGATTGCGCAATGACTTGGCGATTAGTTTGTCTTTATCCTTTTCCTCTAAGGACATCCACTCCTTGAACTTCTTGGGGTGACTGACGAACCAAAGATACATCTCCTGTTGGAGATCGTCCAGCTCAATCATTGGGTACCGCTTCCTGAAGTCAGAAGCAATCCGTAACATCATCTCTTTGTACGGCAACCACTCATCTATCTCGTGCTTCATGGGAGCAGGATGTCTCCATCCGTTAGCGGTACTGCATAAGGAATAACCTTGCGGTTCTTCTCTACCAAGATACCTATGCCCTGTTGCCAGTTAGCAATGCCTGATGTGAGATAAGAAGCTTGTCGCATGTCCATGAGGTGTCCCACCTCTAGCCCGTAAACGGTTCTATTCTTGCCGTAGAGACCCGTTGTCTCGTGTTGTAGTCCTAACTTGTGGGTGTGACCACAGACAACGCTCTTGCCTAGCTTCTTGGCTAGACTCATAGCAGTAGAACCCGGTACTTGCACAGAGCGTCCCTCGTCCCCGTGAGCCATTACCCAGCCGGGTAGTAACTCCTTGAACCTATGCAAGTACTGGATACCTAATGAAGAATACCCCAGCAATTCTTCTATCTTGAGTGATTCAAGAGAGCCGAACGCTGGGGCATACTTACGGATGTAAGTTTGGATTCGATCTGTATGGTTTGATCGCTGAATAATAAAGGGTTTGTTTCTGCCGAGTGCATCTCGGAAATCAGCCATGATGTTGTAGGTCTGATCTATTGAGTCTTGCAAGGTAGGTGCGTATTCGCCTGCCATACCTTTGTTCCACCTGCTTGGTTCTGGTGCATCTAGTTCATCCCCCACGCACCAGAGCTCATTAGGTCGGTACCATTTGATGAAAGCAAGTACCCTCTTAAGAGCTACTGGGTCGTGATAAGGAATCTGTAAGTCACTGAGTACTACTACTCTTCGCATCAGGTAAACCTTCCCACTGTCCGTTTTGGACTAGTATGCCTATTATGGCATAGTTTGCGAGGTCAACGAAGGTATCGTGTAGTGATTCGTAATTCGGCGTGTCGTTCTCAGTCTCGACCAAGTGACTAAACCGTTGGAGTTTATCAAACATTCTAACTCTAAGACCATTGAGTGGTCCGCCGGGAGCGAGTGAGATGTTAAGCGGACCGTAATCTTCCTGCTTCTTAAGGAGGATGGACTTAAGTTCAACAAGGATATTGTCGACATCACTTGGTCTCATCGCTTAGTACTTCCTTCACTTGTAGTTCAAAGTTCTTCATTGACTCACGCACTTGTAGTTCCTGCCATACCTTATCGGCTTGACCAAGTGGTGCTGCTACTAGTAGTGCTGCTAGTCCAATGATTAACTCTTGCGCTTCCTTGATATCTTCAGTACTAACATGATAGATATCGTACAGAGCACCAAGAAGATCCAAGGTCTTGTCGTCCGTAACTTGTACACCAATGCTTCCTTCCATGTGCTCGATGTGTGTCCATATAGTTTCGTCAAGAGGTAATACAATCTCTGATTCGCTCATTGATCCAGTCCTTTCCTAGTTTAACGATGACGCTATTTACGTCCTCGCCTTCGGGCATTGGTACTACATTGGCATTAGGTAGCTCTCGCTGTATCTTCTTGCCAAACTCTGCTCCTGCATTGTCACCATCAGTAAGGATGATAACCATATCGAAGTCATCTAAGATCCTAGTGTAGTGAGACTTCCAGTTGTTAGCCCCCGGTATACCTACCGTTGGATGAGTAGTCTTTACTGACATCATGATGGAATCAAACTCACCTTCAGTAACACAGATATATTTCTGTGCTACGAAACAAGCTTGAGTATTAAACATGGTGGTCTTAGCACCACTCATGCCCATGTACTTAGGTTCTTGTCCGCCTATTGACCTGAACCTGATATCAACCACACCACTCGGAGTAACATAAGGTATAGCAAGCCTACCGACAAACTGTTCATGACCCGGAAGAGGATCGACGACCACTCCCAGATGAAACATGCGAGCTTCTTCTACCGACAACTGTCGCGTGGCGAGATATGCCTCGGCTTGGTTGATGTATCCTTTGTAATGTTCCGTTGCTTTGAGGAGAAATTGTCTGTGCGAATTCGATAGCCTCACCTAACGTCCCTCCTTGTCTATGCATAATCAAATCGTATGTATCACCTGATACACCACAACCAAAACATTTGAATCTATTTGTTTCTAGGTTAACAGTAGCACTAGCAGTTCCATCTTCATGGAATGGACAACGCATCTTACGCCATCCACCTGTACGTGCGGGTACTGTAGCACCAATACTATTTAAGTAATCTTCAATGCTGTGCTTTTCCATCTGTTACTCTTTTCAGTAATTCAATCCATACTGAGCCGGGCATAGTGGCATACCAATCATCAGGGTTACCTTTGCCCTTACGCTTGTGCAAGACTACTCCTGTCCAAGCATTATCGTTTGCCATCTCTACCTTCAACTCTTCTACCCACCCCGCCAAGTCCATCCCGGCGTGGTTTTTAATCTCTATCGTAACTCCCGGTATGCCAGAGATGTCACCCTTATCTAGGGTGGCACCCGCTAGCCTACGATCTACATACGGATACCATTGTTTGAGCCATGCAACTACATCGCGTTCTGCTTGTGCGCCTTTAGCTTTGCTTGCACGTCCACTCATACTGGCATTACCTCTTGATTGTAATCTCTTACTATATCTTCAAGATACATAGAAGCAGGATCAAATGATAGTGACACATACGTGCCACCTGTTTGATCTGCCTTGCCGTATCTATTTTTAACTGGTGCTATACACATGTAGTAATCCAATCCTGTAGGTAAAGGCATCTGTCCTACTGTT